CGATAATATGCCAGATGACCTGCAACTTGCTATTAAAATAATTGTTGGATATATGTATAATAGGAAACAAGAGGAAGCATTTGGATTAGGAAGCTACAAGGTTGGCGATATACAAGTAGCTTCTGAAGGTGGAGTATTGAAGCCATCGATTATACCGAAAGAGGCGAAAGATATTTTAGATAAGTATGTTAAGAGGGAGATTGTATGAAGGGGGGAAATAAAAATGTATAGAATATATAAAAATAAAACAATCGATTGGTTATTCGGGGTTAATGCTGGATTTATTCCTTTAGGTTGTGGAATTTTATTTATTGCATTAATAATTGTTATATTATTTACATAAATGAGGTATGAATATGATAGGCAAAAAAGTAACTCTTGAATTGAGACGATGGACAGGGACGCCAGATGGAATGGGAGGCGAGACGTTTGCTTGGGCTGGCTTGCGAAATATTACAGGCGTATTATCTACCGTTAGGGGTGATGAACGGTTAAGTGCTGATAAATTAATTGTTATAGCTGACTTTTATTTCTATATCGACTTCCCTATCGGCGAAACAATTACCGAAAAAGATATATTTGTTAAAGATACGACAGAATATAAAATTATTTATATTAATAATGTAGGGCATACACAGAATAGGCGGTTACGAATAACTTTAAAAGAGGAAGTATAAAATGAGTAAGTATCTTGAATTTCAGTTATTAGAACAAAAACCAAAAACAAAAGTCATCGGAGTGTATTCTAAAAAGAGTGGTGATAGACTTGGGAGAATCAAATGGTTTGGAAGATGGCGACAATATACCTTCTTTCCTGAGTTTGAAACAGTATTTAATATAGAATGTCTTAATGACATTATAACTTATATAAGGGGGTTGCGTAAATGAAATGTAAAGATTGTATATATTGGGTAGAAAAATGGAGGGATAGAGAAGAAATTAGTTCCTGCCATTTAGAGCCGAAAACTATACGAAAAGATGGTGACGATTTTTGCGGAAAATTCAAACAAAAGATAAAAACAGAAGCAATTTCTAAGGGGTGAATTTATCTACATGGCTAATTTAAAATGGTATGGTGCAAAAGTTATTAGCAAAATAAATAAGGAAAATAAAAAGATAATAAATAAGGCTTGTCTAATGGTACAAAGAGATACAATGAAAAGTATTGGGCTTGTTCCTTCACCATCTCCACCAGGACACGCACCCGCTGCACCGACTGGGCGGTTAAGAAGCTCGATTACTCATGAGATAGAAGGCACAACTGGCAGGGTTGGCACGAATGTGGAATATGCTTTATTTTTAGAGTTGGGAACGGAAAAGATGTCACCACGACCTTTCCTGCGACCTGCTCTTCACAAGAATGAAAAGGCTATATTGCAATTATTTAAGAAGATTATATAAGGGGGATATCATGATTGATTTATGGATAGGAATAATTATGTTTATTGTAGGACTTTTGGTTGGTATTTTCTCAACTATAAATGCAAATAGAAGAGGATAAAATATGCAAGTATTATTTCAGGGACTATGGAATAAATATAACGGCAATGCAGCACTCAAAGCGGTAGTATCGGGTATGTATCTAACCGAAGCACCGCAGGGGACAGCATATCCTTATATTGTTTATCATAAAATTGATGGTAGACCCGATTACACATATACCGAAGATATGGAAAACGTGATAATACAGTTTAATATTTATGATGATAATAATAGCTCGACAACGATTAATGATATATACACTAAATTAACGGCACTATATGATTGGTGTAGCTTAACCATATCGGGCTGGGATAGCATATATATGAAAAGGGAATTAGATAATTTAACGAAAGAAAATGATGTTTGGAACTATTTCGTACAGTATCGATTAGAGATACAAAAATAAAAAAGAAAGAGGTGATTTAGAATGAGTGAAGTAGCTGGAAAAGGCGGAAGTATAACTTGTACTGGATTAACAGTAGGTGTAAAATCTTGGAGTTTAGATTTGGTAGGCGATACTTTGGAAACTACAGATTATGCAGATAGCGGACACAGAACATTTATTGCGGGGCTTGATGGTTGGACTGGAAGTTGTGAGATTAACTGGGATACGGCTAATACAATAAGTGTTGGAGATGAAATTACAGATTTAGTATTTAGCATTGTAGGAGCTACAGAAAAATACACAGGAGATGCAATTGTAACTGGTATAAGTGTTTCCAGTTCGGTTGATGGTTTAGTAACTGCAACTATTAGTTTTCAGGGCACTGGTGAATGTACTTTAACTTCGGCATAAAGTAAATTGATTATGATTAGAGGTGATGTAAATTGACTGAAAAAGCTGGAAAAGTAGGGGCAATATATGCTACCTATGGTGATGGTATAGATGTAGCCAATGAAGAAGTTACATTAGTTGATGGTGTAAAATCATTGGCGAATACGAATGTATTGGTAAGTAAGGTAACTTCTGACTCTGGCGGCACTACTCCAATAACAAAAGCATATTATTGTACGGTTGCTGGTTCGTTGGTTGTTGCTGATGGCGGGACTGACACAGTCTATGTAACTTACAAATACTGGAATGAAGGCGTATATGCTCATAAAGACGCTGAAACCTGGCAGGCTGACCATGCCTATGAAGTGGGTGATAGGGTATTACCAACTACCCCGAATGATTATTATTATGAGGTTGCAGCGGGTAATGATGGAACTTCGGGAGCAAGTGAGCCTTCCCCGTGGGGAACTGTAGTTGCAGGTACTACTGCTGATGGAACAGTTACCTGGACTTGCCACTCATACAGCGAAATCGGGGTAGTATGCGGCTTCTTTGGCTGGAATGCTGATAATGTTTGCGACATATTAGAAACGACTGATTATTGTGATGATGGACATCGAACATATATAGCAGCATTAAAGGGCTGGGCAGGTAGTGCAGAAAGGCATTTCCTAACCGAAGAAAATCTTGATTGGATAACTGATAACCTAATAATCAGATTTTACGTTGATGAAGCTAACGACTTACGATATGAGGGCTGGGTAATAGTTGACGGGCATTCTATAACATCGGCAGTAGATACTTTAGTTAATGAAAGT